ATTGCATTTACAGAAGGTAAAGAAAATTTTAATGCATAGTGTGCAACGAGCCTTGGTTCCTGTTGCGAGTAATCAAATGTTCCCCACTTACAACCTTCTTCAGGTATAAATAAAGATCTAAGTAAGGGCCCTGTTTCCGGATCCCTGGCGGGTATCTGCTGTAGGTTTGGATTCGAATAACTAAATCGTCCTGTAACGGTTCCTCCATCATCAGATCGTATTTGATTTATATCTGCATGGATTCTGCCTTTGTGTTCATGTTTTAAAATTGTATCAATAAATGTTGTTCTGACCTTGTTTATTTTTCTAGCTTCTGCTATCATGTTCACTACAGGATTATCATGATTAGTTATAAAATTTTTAGTAAATGAAGGAGAGTCAGTCTTTTCAGTTCGGCTATAAGGTAGGTTCAGTTTTTCAAAAACTTTCGCAATACTTGCTGCAGCCCATATTTGAGTATCTACTCCTGTCTCTATTTTTATTTGTTGTAATAGGTTTTCTTCTTTTGCTGCCAGTGCTATTTTCAATTGACTGGCTTTCTCGATATCTACCCGAACACCTAGGTGGCGCATATCGACTAAACAAGGAAAGAGATCGGTCTCAAGATTAAATATATCTTGTAGACTATCTTCAACAATTACTTTTTTTAATTTGTGCCAAAGCTTTAAAGTTATCTCTGCATCTTTTTCTGCATAGGCTCCCACTTCCATTGCAGGTAATCTCCACATGTCTGCTTTAGGATCTAATCCTCTTGACTTAGCTGCTTCGATTAATCTTGCTTCACTTTTACCTTCACCTAAATGATGCCAAGACAAAGTATTAAGTGTAAATGAAAATCTATTCTCATCTATAAGACTGGCTGCAATCATGGTATCTATTATTAAACCATTGATTTTTATACCTAAATTTTTTATCCAACATACGTCGTACATTGCATTATGAAATATTTTTGTAGCAGGTGATTCACAAACATCTTTAAACCATTCTAAAGTTTTCTTACGATCCATGTTTGGTCCTTCACCATGAGCAATTGGAAAGTATCCTTTGTAGCCATCTACTGCTACAGCTATACCTACTACTTCACCATCACCAGCGATTGCACCTGAACCTGTTTCTTTTAAATTTGGATCACGTGTTTCTAAGTCAATTGCAATTTCATTTGCTGATCTTAGATCAGGATACTCTGTAGGTACTACCCATTCTGTCTGTGCTACTATCATATTAGTCTACCCCAAAAGTAAATAGTCATTAATGTATAAAAAAATAAATCATGCACTGCAAATAGATTCACTTCTTTTTAACCATGTCTTTCATCTTCTTTATTTCTAATTCACAATAATGAATTATTTTTTCTAAATCTTGAATTCCATTTTTATTCAAGTATCTACACACGTACTTTATAACGTTTCCCTGGAAAAAGGAAAGTTCATTCTTAGAAATAAATTCATACGGCTGTATGTGAAAGTCTTTGTAGTGACTCCCACCTATCTGCTTATCTTGTGGAAATGCTTCATCGAACATATCTTTATTTGTCATAACTGGTAACCCTTTCTTGATGTGTTTAGTTTTATTTTATATAAATTGTTACGTGCTCTTGTAGTTCCTACGTACCAAACTCTATGTTCTTCATCTGCTTTGTCTTGACTTTGTTTTATGGCTTCAATAATTTTTTTGCCCATATCCAAACATAGAATCACATTGTCCTGCTCTCCACCTTTTATAGCGTGTATAGTTGATAACCATATTCTTGCAGGTTCTTTTAAATTTTCTTTGTTTTCTAAAAGACGTAATAAATATTCTTTACTAACATCTTCTTCTAACTTAAATGCATCAAACCAAGTTTTGTTTTTATTTAGTTTTACATCTCCTGTAAAATTTTTTATATTTTTTAATTCTTCTTCAGTTAACTCTCTACCTTTACGCCATTCATTGTAACTATTCATAGCATTAAACATTGTAACCTTAACACTTTTGCCTCTGTTACTTTCAAAATATAAACCTTTTTCTATTAACATATCTTGTATTTTCAAAAGCTTAGATACTGTTCTAGTTATAATTAACCATTTACCTTTAGTTAGATCTATCTCATCTAAATTATATATCTCTTCACATTTACCTTGATAGTTTCTAGGGTAATACTTTTTTAATTTTCTAGCTCCTACAATATTATTGATAGGTATAGTTGATTGTAATTGAATTGATTTAGATACTCTTTTTGAATAAATTAATGTTTTTTCTTTTGCAGGTTCTTCAATAAATCTTTTTACATCTGCACCGGCCCACGCAAATATAGCCTGGTCATCATCACCTGCTAAATAAATATCTTTAGTTTTTGTTTTTAAAATATCAAATAGTTTCCACTGTAATGGTGAAAGATCTTGAGCTTCATCAATAAATATAACATCAAACTCTGGTATGTTCTCAGGTTGATCTGTTAAAATTTGAATTATGTTATTAAAATCTAATAGTTTTTTTTTAGATTTATATTCCAATAAGTTATTGTAGATATGATCTAATTGTTTCCAGTTTACATTTCTTGGATCGTGTTCTTCTAAATCAAATTCTTTTCTAATGTCTGTGCATTTATTTACTGCTCTACTTATTATTTGAAAGTATGGATTTTCAAAACCTAAATAAAAAGACTCATCTTTATTATATCTATCATAAAATTTTACTTGAAGATTTAATTTTCTACCAAACTCTTCGTAGTGATAGGGTTGCATAATATCTTCTTGACTAATATTTAAATCATCAACTTTAATACATTCAAATGCTAAAGCATGAAGTGTTTTAAAATATCTTAATTTTTTATTTTCAAATGGCATTCTTTGTTTTGCTTCTTCTGCAGCCTTCTTAGTGAAAGCAAAATAACCTATACGATGTAAAGGTATTTTATATTTTCTGACATAAGCTTTGGCTCTACTAATTAATTTATACGTCTTACCTGTACCTGGAGGACCATAATATTTATAAATCATACAATATTATCTTGACTTTCTATCTCTATAGTTTCTTTTACTTCCTCTGGTTTTTCAAAAATATGTAAAGGTATTCTTGCAGTTCTTATTGCCTTGAAATAATTACCCTCATCATCTTGACCTGGAAATCTTTTTTGTTTACCAAACAAAGCTCTTCTGTTTTGATCTTTATCTTCATTATTAAATAGTTCATGTGAAATCATATAAGATGTTTTCTGTGCATCGTATTTCCATTCTTCGTTTTTTAATTTGTCAAAGAATTTATCAAACACAAACCATGCAAACTCACCTTCTACTAAAGGTCTACCACTTTCAAATGACATATAGTTTGTAGCCTGAGCCCCGTATATATGTTTCTCCAATAATTTTTTAAGTATATCAATTGGACTTGTACCTTCTGCAGGTTCTATAATTTCTATTTTATCTTTACCACTAATTGATTTTAATATTTCATCAAACTGATCTTGTTTAATTGATGGTGCTACAATCAAAGCTTGTTCAAATAACACCGTTTTAAATTCATGTACTTGAGTTAATTTATATGTATTCTTACAATGTAGCTGTATTGTTTCATTCTCTTCAGCGTTCTCTACAGTTACTCTCCACTCTGGACTAGGTTTAATATTTATTTTTTGTAGGTTACTTAATGTTGGATAGTTTGTTTTCTCCCCTGCTAATACACCAAACTTTCTTTTTACACATAATGCTTTCATACAGTTTGGTTCTAGTAGTGGATCTGTGCAAGTAAAACCTTTCTTTTGTTTCTCCCAATTTTTTATTTTAGATTTAATGTGATCATCTGTCCAATGCTCATCAAAAGAAAAATACTTTCTACCTGCTTGTAATACCATTTTTTGCCAACTGTCTGTATATTTTTTCTTAGCAAAGACCATGTAGTTGTATAAAAATCTATCTCTACCATCTGTAAAGGTCATAACTTCTTTAGTTAATTTTTGTAAACACGGTGGACCATCTTCAAATTCTTCTCCACCACCTTTTAACTCAGAATAAATTATATTTTCTTTTATTTTTTTAAAATCTTTTGGATCTACTAAATTTAATCCAACTGTTTGTATAAATTTTTCAAATGGCATTTGACTACCATCTATATCTAATGCTTTTCTATCGTCGCCGTTGTATGGTAGATTTATAAAATTACCATTAGATACTGTTCCATCAGTTGATATTAACTGTGTTTGTTTTGGAAATATTTCTGTTGCATGCGGTAATTTAAATGGAACCAATAACTCTTCTAAAAAACTTCGTATCTCTTTTGCTCTAACCAACCGAGTGGTGAACACATATAAATGCAATCCACCACTCTTTGATAATATAGGTATTATTGGTAGGTTTTTATCTTGGATGACATCAAGATAAAATTTTTTATCTATTGGATATTTATCCACATCAATTGCACCAAACCTTGCCATACCTTCATCGGTACATGGTTGTATTCCAATTGATTTAATTCCTTTTAAATGATCTAAGTAATCTTGATCTGTAACCGGTTCTTTAGTCCATTCATGTTTCCATTTTTTCTTTCCTGTTTCCTGATCTATGTAACCGTCATCAACTTTGCAGACACCATAACTTCGAGTTAGTCCACTAAAATATTCTATGTATTCTTTCATTTGTCATCCTGTTTTAATTAATAAAGGTGGGCCAGTCTCCCGGCCCTGCCTTTTCTTGCAAGTGTCCCCTTGGGGAATTAGATAATCTCTTCAGATTTTGTTTCTCCAACTTTCTCGTACTTAGGTTTGCTTGAACCCGCAGATACTTGTTTTTGAAACTCTTGAGCCATCATGTATATAGCTGCATCTTTTTCATCAGATACATCTAACATCTTAGATATTGATGGTTTATATACATGCCAAGTTTTATCTCCTGCATTTTTTTCTACAGTTTGTAATTTAAAAACTGCAGAGTATGCTGCCGGTTGAAAAGAACCTTTATCATCTGTCATTCTTAAATTAGAAATAAGATCATTTAGTTTTCTTGCCGGTGTAAGATTAGATGATCTCATAGTGATCACCGCTTTTCTTGGTGCACCATCTACCATTACAATAATGTAGAAGTACATAGTTTTTTCAATATAGTTACCATTAGATAATCTATATTTTATACCACGCATTTCTTCTTTTGCATCAGCAGGTGGGGTTAAATGTGTTCCAACAGGTGCTGATGGACTATCACCCATCTCTTGCCACTCTGGATATCTAGTTTGTGTATGTGCTATAATAACTTCGATACCTTTCTCCCCGTCCATAGGTTTACCAAAACTAGCAGAATATAACATTCCTGGTTCAGCACCTTCTACATGTTTAGGGCTTCTTGAGTTACACTCTGGTGATAGTTGGTGTAAGATTTTCAGAATCGGTGTTGATACGTCATCTGATTTGATTTCCTCTGCACCTTTACCAGAATCGGCTCTAAGGTTTAGAGATGCTAGTGCACCTGCACTATTCTTTTTTACGACTTGTTTGTCCATACTATTTACTCCTTTATTAGTTTAGTATTTTATTAGTTTATTTTTTATTAGTTACACTAGTTCGGTTTCCCTCTAGTGTATTAAACAGATCAGCGGGAACTTCATTACCTTTTTCTTTCCATTCACGCATTACTGCAGAGAGTCGAGCGTGGTGAACCTTCTCTTGTTGAGTTGGTTCATAGCCACGCTCCCTCGCAAGGCTAGCGTATTCGACAGCCTTGTTATCTTCGCCTTGGCCAAATGTTACTGTGATGTTATTATCAACAATATCACCTAAGCCATTGTCTCGAAGCCATTGTATACCTTCCTCTTTTTTTTCTGCTCTAAAGGAAGCATAAAACTTTTTACCTATTGATAGTTCAGAACCATCTTTTAGTTTCAAAGTTTTTAAATTCTGTTTTTCCATTATGTCTGGAATAACATGTTCACCAATATATTTTTCTTGGTCTTTAAGTTCTTTTAATTTTATTTCTGTTGCTAATATCTGTGCACCAACAGATTTAAATTGTTCTATCGCTTCTGATAATTCATTGACATCAACTTTATCAGTTTGATCAGGCGCATCCTGTCTTAAATTTATATTCATAATTTTACCTTTCGTAAAAGGTATATATAGGATAATTTTATATTGTCAACTAGTTTTGAAAAATATTTATCTCGATTGGATAATATGTTTTTTCCTGTCTGTCCCATTTCAACAACTTATATTTGCCGTTAGTCATATCAGAAACTATTGAACATGTCACGCCAATAATTGCAGGATCACCCGACAACAATAAATAATCGTCGGTTGTAAAATTTTTTAACTTATCTCTTATTTGAAATATTAAAGGACCGGGTGAAAAAATCATTTGAGCTTTTGCCGGAAGCATGACCGTAATTTCGCCATACTTTTGTGCACCCATTACATTGTATTTGGGTTGACCACTTTCTCTGTCGACAGGAATGTCTTGTACTAAATAAACTTTGCTCATTGACTTTTATACTTTTATAACTTATATACACGTTTAGAAAGAAAAAGCAAACTATGAACTATAAATTTAAAACTAAGCCTTATGGGCATCAATTAGATGCATTAGAAGCATCGTGGGATAAAGAAGTATTTGCGTACTTTATGGAGATGGGTACGGGAAAATCTAAAGTATTATTAGATAATGCAGCTATCTTATATGATAAAGGTGAGATAAATGCGTTGCTATTGATAGCACCAAAAGGTGTTTATAAAAACTGGTATGACTCTGAAATACCTACACACTTACCTGATCATGTAGATACAAATATTGTTCTTTGGAAGACATCAGATAAATCAAAAAAACAACAGTTACTTTTAAATACTTTATTTAAACCAGGTTCACATTTAAACATTTTAATAATGAATGTAGAGTCATTTAGTTCAGGTAATGGATCTGATTTTGCATATAAATTTTTAGCATCGCATCCAAAATCAATGGTTGCTATTGATGAAGCAACTACTATCAAAACACCTACATCAAACAGAACAAAAAATATTTTAAGTCTAAGTAAACATTGTAAGTATAGAAGAATATTAACAGGTTCTCCTGTAACTAAATCACCTTTAGATTTATATTCACAGTGTCAATTTTTAGATCCTTGGTTGTTGGACCAACAATCTTATTATACATTTAAAGCAAGATATTCTATTTGTAAAAAAATACAGGTCAATGGTCGTCAAGTAGAAATTGTTGTAGGCTATAGAAATCTTGGTGAGTTATCAGAAAAAATAAAAGGTTTTTCTAAAAGAATATTAAAAGAAGATTGTTTAGACCTTCCTGAAAAAAGTTATGTCAAGCATTATGTTGAACTTACAAAAGAGCAACAAAAAGTTTATCAACAAATGAAAAAAGAAGCAATAGCTTTTTTAGATGGTAAGATGCAATCATCAGCAACTGTTATGACTCAACTAATGAGACTACATCAAATTACTTGTGGACATTTTACTTCTGATGATGGTACAATAAAAGATTTACCTTGCCAAAGATTAAACGAACTTATGGATATTTTAGAGAAGATAGAAGGTAAAACTATTATATGGTCTCACTACACACATGATGTAAAAAGAATAATTAAAGAAATTAAAAGAGTATATGGTGATGACTCTGTTGTAGATTATTATGGTCAAACAGATACAGATTCAAGATCAGCTAACATAAAGAAATTTCAAAATGATGACAAGTGTAGATTTTTTGTAGGAACTACTCATACAGGTGGTTATGGTATTACACTAACTGCTGGAAGTAATATGATTTATTTTTCGAATGGATATGATTTAGAGAAACGTCAACAGTCTGAAGCACGTATTGATCGTATAGGTCAGACTAAAAAAATGACTTATATTGATATCATGACTCAAGATACTGTTGATGAAAGAATAGTTAAAGCTCTTCGTAATAAAGTTAATATTGCTAATACAATTATGGATGAAGGTTTTAAAGAATGGATATAGCGATTATAGTCCCCACTATAATCAATCCCGGCAGCTGAGTGCCCAACCTCCCAAAAAATTACAGTTTTTGTAATAATACAATTATAACACCGGCCATACCTGACATTAATGCGCCTGTTGCTACTAAAAATATTTTTTCAATTCTGTTTATTTGATCTTGTAGATTGTGGATTTTATCATGTGTTGCTTTTTGCATAATACGACAAAGCTTTTCATGTGATTCTATTTTCTCTAGTGCTAAATCTTTTTTGGGCATTATGCCAATCCTCTTGATCTTAGTTTAATTTGTTTCTCTTCCTCAGATAATAAGGCATTTTCAACCGGCGTCAATCCCTGATTCATGACTCCTGCTGCTGGCATAGCTGCAGTCTGAACCACTTGTTGATTAGGCATTGGTGTAAGTGGTAATGCTGATTGACCCTCTGGATCAGAGTCTGGTAAAAAATCTTCAAGTTCTAAATCAAATTCATCAAACAAAGTTAGGCTTTGCATAGCTGCATTCATCGCTCTCAATGTAGGTTCTGCTTCAAAGAATACGTTTGCAATACCTGCTCTCTGTGCAAGGTCTTGAAATCTTTCTTGTAGTCCTTCTGAAGGAAAGAATGGATCAAACACTCCAGCAGTAAGCTCGTTGTATTCAGATTTTAGATTTCTTTTATCAAATATTTCATATGTTTTAGTAGGTGATATTCCAATTGTTCTAGCATTATCAATTGTATTTAACATTTTCTTTCTTGCATTAAAGATTTGTTTGTTAGCAATATAATATCTTTCAATAACATCTTGTGCAGTTTTCATTTCGGTAGGATCAATCTCACCTGTAAATAGTTTTCTAGAATCTGATATTGCTTTTTGATATTCAAATAGTTTAAATCCTAAAGATTTTTCTGGATCAACTTTAATTGGTCTAAAGCCAAATATACCAGCAAGCTCTTTTGGCACTTCATATATCTCACCACCTTTTCCAGGTGCTCCTGTAAATCCTTTTATAGTTCTTTGGAAAGGTTGTGTTGTAGGCATCAAAGTTTTAGATAAGTGTTGCATGATAGTTGCAATCTTTTCTGGTTCAGGTGTTTGATCATTATATAATTGTCTACCTTCTCTTGTTCTTCCTTCTCTAAACCATATGTCCATAAATGCTTCTGTATAAATAGACTCTGATATAAATGGTGATGCAGTCTGACCAGCAGCTTCTGCAATACCTTGAACAAAACCTTTCAATAAAACTTCTTCATCTTCTACACCTTCTTGAATACTTCTAAGTACAGTCTGAAAAGGTCTGGTTAAAGTGTCATATACATTATTCTGAGACCAGTTAATGTAATATAAATCATCTGTTTCAGGATCTCTTAGATATATTTTTTGTGAATCTTTTGCCCATGGTGCAACAAAGTCATTAGCAGCATCTGCTTCTTCATTAGATACACCAAACATTGCTTGTGATCCTTTTATTAATCCATAAGGTATTGCACCCATTGCAAGTGTAGTTCCAATTAATCTTTTCATAGCTAAACCTTTCATTGGATTTTTACTTGTGATAGGATTTATTTTACCTGTTAAAGGATCCTTCATATCTTTTATTATTTGTCTGAATATACCTGTACCTGTTCTAAATACTTCTGATGGCCAAGACATGAAGTTACCAAAAGGTGACATACGTGCCGCTCTTACAAACTCACCAACCTTTGCATAGTTTGGAATTGTATCTTGTACTATTGCAGCTACTTCTTTTTTAAGTGCATCATCAGATATTTTAACACCTGCTTTTTTATATGCATTACCTCTTTGTAATAACTGAGTTTCATATCCAATAATTTTCCAAATATCATCTTCAGCTACATACATATCTTGCATAAACTTTGCACCTTTTTTAATTCCTCTAGATGTTTTCTTACCTAAAGTATTAATCATAGGTTTTAAAATACT